CTCACGGTTTCTGCCGTACGTGATGCGATGAATGTAATCGTACCAGGTCCAATGGCAGTGATGAAGTGGATTGAAGCTGAAGTCACTAAAGCTATTAAAGGCGGTAAGGATTGTCTAGAATGGGAAACACCCTCTGGGTTTGTCGTTCATCAAAAGCTGATGAAACAAAACAAAGTACGAATTGAATTGAAGTTGTTAGGATCAGTTCAGAAGGTAACGACAGCCGTTGGTGATTCAGATAAAGTAGACTTAAGGCATCATAAGAATGCAACAGCGCCCAATCTAATTCATTCACTCGATGCCTCACTATTACACCTATCTGCAATACGCTTCGACGCACCGCTGGCCGTCATTCACGACTCGGTTCTATGCCGTGCTAGCGACATGGATAATCTATCGAGCATTATCCGAAAGGTATACATGCATTTGTTTGCCGAGAACAACTACCTAAAAACATGGGCGGAACAGATCGGAGCTACATCCGAACCACCCATCATTGGCACTCTCAAACCTGAGGATGTCACAAACTCTACCTATTTCTTTTGTTAACATGGCCGGTCCTAAAAAGGATGACATTGTAATGACTGATACCGTCACTCTTGATGGTTTTCAGGCTGTTCTGCAACCAGGTAAGTATGGCTACAACCTGTCTGCAATTGTTGAAAGCGACATCATCGATCGACTTGATGAAGATCGAGCCCGACTCCTAGAGTGGGGATTGTCGAAAGTAAAGAACCCAAAGCGTTCGGTATTGAAACCTGAACCATGGGAAGAAGTAGCCCAAGGACGTTATAAAGTTAAGTTTAGCTGGGGTGAAGACAACAAGCCTGGCATTGTAGACAGTGAAGGTACAGCGGTGACTAACCCTGACTTGCCTCTCTACGGTGGCTCTAAGGTCCGTCTAGCCCTCTATCAGAAGCCATATGTGCTCAAGGATGGTGTAACCTATGGAAGCTCGCTGAAGCTGCTTGGTGTCCAAGTTATTGAGCTTGGTGCTGAGGCAGGTGTGTCATCTGAATCAGCCGATAGCGATGTATCCAACTTGTTTGGTAAAGTCGAAGGCTTCAAAGCCGACTCTCTCGAACCCTCCACTGAAACTGCCACCGTTGACGATGACTTCTGATTTCCAATACACGGTCTCCAAAGATGAGATCACGGGTGTGTACAAAGGTACGCTTGACATCCAGCTGCCTCCTATCTGCGTCACCCGATACAAAGCTGATAAGAATGATTTCAAGTACGAGATGTCTCGTGCTGTAACTGAAGTTGTTGAGGCTATTATTGAAAAGCACATGGATGACTGATGGCTTTTCGATCCGGTTTGGAAGAACGGGTCGCTGATCTACTATGTAACCTTGGTGTCTCTTATGAATACGAAAGCACCAAAGTGCCCTATGTTATTCAGCATAACTACACTCCTGATTTTCTCCTTCCTAATGGGGTTTTTCTGGAGTGTAAAGGCTATTGGGATCCTGAAGACAGGCGTAAAGTCAAGAATGTAAAGAAGCAGAATCCCGAGCTTGATATCCGTATGGTCTTTCAAACTCCATACAATAAAATTAGTAAAAAATCTAAAACTACTTATGCTCAGTGGTGCGATCGCCACGACATAAAATGGACGTCATTCCAGGAGATACCTATTGAATGGCTGATTTAGAAAGTGATAGCGAGTTTATGTATCATGATTCCTGTCCAGATTGTGGCAGTAGTGATGCACTCGCTGTCTATTCAGATGAACACACATATTGTTTTTCGTGTCACAAATTGACTCTACCTAACGAATCACACTCATCATTTGATTATGTACCCCTATTGCGAGGACACCCTGTTCAGCTTCGGAAGCGAGGACTATCTGAAAAAACCTGTAAAAAGTACAAAATCCACAAAGACGGAGACAAGCTCCGATTCCATTATCTCGATAGCACTGGAGCGCTGCTTGGCGCGAAGGTCAAGACAGTAGACAAACAGTTTCACTACGAGGGTAAGACTGATGGATCTTTTTTCGGCCAGCATTTATTCCCTACAACGGGAAGAAGAATTGTTATTACAGAAGGAGAACTCGATGCGGCGAGCTGCTACCAGGCGATGGAAGGATGGCCAATGGTCTCGCTCCCAAGCGGTGCGGCATCCGCGAAGAAATCAATCCAACGTAATCTCGAACTTCTTCAAGGCTATGAGGAAATCGTTCTTTTCTTTGATAATGACGATCCCGGACGCCAAGCGGCAACGGAATGCGCTAGCATCCTACCACCTGGCAAGGCGAAGATCGCTGTTCTAGATCAATACAAGGATGCATCTGATGCACTCCAAAACAATGACACAGAAGCCATCTGCAGGGCTATCTGGGATGCTAAAGAGTATCGACCAGATGGTATTGTAGAAGGTCGTACACTACTGGAAGTAGTCACAACACCACGAGCACCAAGTGATTTTAAGTATGGCTTCGATGGGTTGGACAAACTCCTACATGGTGTACGCTACGGTGAGCTAGTAACCATTACAGCAGGCTCTGGCACAGGCAAGAGTTCATTCTGTAGGCACATTGCGACACAGCTGCTACAAGCAGGTAATCGCGTAGGCTACCTGGCATTAGAAGAATCAAATCGCAGGACTGCGTTGGGTCTAATGTCATCTGCTTTGGGAAAGGCTTATCATCTAGGTGAACATGACCACAAAGAACTCATTCACGCTTTCGATGAAACCCTCTCTAAGTGGAATCTCTTTCTGTTTGATGGCTTTGGGAGTTACGATCCTGATGTTATCTATAACCGAATCGAATACCTTGCCACTGGGCTCGACACCAAGATCATCTTTCTGGACCACCTATCCATCCTATTGTCCGGACTGGATGGGGACGAAAGAAAGACAATCGACAAAACCATGACCCGTTTGCGGTCACTAGTTGAACGCACTGGTATCTCATTGTTTCTTGTGTCACACCTACGACGCACACAATCTGATCAAAACCATGAAGAAGGAGCCCGAGTCACACTGGGACAGTTACGTGGCTCAGCTGCAATTGCTCAGCTCTCAGATTCAGTCATCGCACTGGAGCGAAATCAACAGGACGGATCTGAACACACTGCTACAACTGTGCGAGTCCTTAAAAATCGATATTCTGGCGAAACAGGCATCGCAGCCAAACTAGAATACAATCTTGCAACTTGTTCTTTTAAAGAGTATGAAGCTCAACCCGATTTCAATGCGGCAACCGATTTCTAATACCTATCTGGATCTACGCAAGCCGACACCTCCCACGCCCGAGATGGTCGAACGGGCTAAGTTCGTGGACAAAACCTACGTATGGAAGAACCAGTGAGACTTGAGACAGCACTTGAACAGTTTATGCGTAAGATAGACATTATCGTGTCTATGGAAATGGGAGGCAAGCTCGAACCTGAGACTGCCTTTCAAAACGTAAAGATGGAAGTGAAAGAGCTGAAGAGGTTACGCAAACTAGGCAAATGATTGTCTTTGATTTAGAAGCAAACGGTTTAGTACATGATTGTACCGAGATCCATTGTATTGTACTCTACGATACAGAGGATGACCAAACGGTTGTCTACAACAATGAAGGGGGTGATTGCGATCCTCTTGTTCGAGCTGTTACTAGGCTCGATGATGCTGACTCTATCGTGGGTCATAACATTATATCGTACGATCTCAGAGTTATTAAAAAGCTCTATCCTTTCTTTGAACCGAAAGGTGAGGTTGTTGATACCCTAATCCTTTCACGTTTGTATCATCCAAACATGCTCCAGCTGGATCAGAAGATGCAGTGGAAGGACATGCCTACCAAACTCTACGGTCGCCACAGTCTAGAGTCATACGGCTATAGGCTTGACGAACGGAAAGGTGACTACGGCAAAGAGAATGACTTCAAAGTCTGGAGCCAAGAGATGCAGGATTACTGCGTCCAAGACGTTGCTGTTACACGCAAATTATGCGACCATTTCCACCCCTACCTGACTGGGTTACGCTAGAGCATCAGGTAGCACAAATACTAACATTGCAGGAAGAGCATGGATGGTACTTTGATGAACGCACTGCACGGGAACTTGAATGTACTCTCAGAAAAGAGCTTTCAGATACTGTTGAACTATTATCGAAGCGGTTCCCTTTCGTCCCAGGACCAGAGTTTACTCCAAAACGAAATAACAAAACTCAAGGATACTTTCAAGGGTGTCCTTTTACGCGACTAAAAACCTTCAATCCCGGTTCACGGGATCACATAGCATGGATACTAAAGACTCACGACAATTTCCAGGGCGAGATTACTACGACTTCTGGGAAAACGAAGATCGACGAGACGACTTTGAAGAACCATGGAACTGGGCTTTCCCTACAGTTCTTGAAGATTTTGGAGATTACGAAGAGCCTTGGGATGATATCAGAAGGCGCGAACGCATGGCTGAAGCTGTGTACGAGTGCTAGTCGCATCCACCACCATTGTTCAGTTGGGTGTGCCACATTTAGAATGGCACATAACAAACCCAATCTAGCCCAAGTACCTAGTGGACCCGAATTTAGACGACTATTTACAGCAACTCCAGGTCAAGTTATGGTCGGTGCTGATCTTAGTGGCATTGAGCTTCGGATGCTTGCTCACTATCTCGCCCGTTACGACGGTGGAAGATATGCCGACATCCTCCTCAACGGTGACATTCACCAAGTAAACGCCGATAAGATTGGAATCACCCGTAAACTTGTCAAAAATGTTACTTATGCGTTTTTGTACGGGGCGGGAGATGTTAAGATCGGATTAACCTATGACAAACAATTACCTACCGCCAAAGCTAAGAAGAAAGGTGCTGAGATTAGAGCAGCGTATGTGGCTGCGATTCCTGGACTTGATGATCTACTTGCTGCAATTAAAGTTGCGGGTGATCGCGGCTTTGTTAAAGCCATTGATGGCCGCAAGGTCCTCCTTGATAGTCCGCACAAAGCACTCAACTTCCTATTACAGGGATCTGCTGGCGTAATCGCGAAGCGATGGCTGGTAATAGCTAACCATCACACTCACGATATTTGCTGCTCGCAGCTTGCCTTCATACATG